CTTAAAAATGATTATTGCAGAAAATGAAAAATATTTATTAAAACGTCCGTTAAATTGTTGGGATATGAACTATCATCTAATTGAAAAAGAAACAGGAAAAGATTATCTTATTGATATTGACGATGTGGCAAGCGACGAAAAAGAAAGTGAAGAATATAACCTAGCTTTATTATTTTCAGACTTGCAGAACCTTGACACCGATTTATTAATTGAAAACAGTTGGAAAGTGTTAGAATAATAACAAAAAAAATTTAAAAAAGTTATTGACAAAAATAAATAAACTTGCTACACTTAACTTGTAAGATAAATAAGAGAAAGAGGGACTAAAAATGACAAAATACGGAAAATTCAAAGCATACTTTTATAATGGATTTGACAAACCAAAATTGGTGGCAACAAGCGTTACAGGGCTTTTACGAGATGTTAACATATCTGACACGTATCAAGGAGACATGACGAAAGAAATGCGGGCAGAAGTGAAAGCATACAAGGAGGGAAAAAACACTTTTCAAGAATTTAAAGACTATTTAAAAGACTTCAATATCTTTATAGACCCAACTTATGCAGAATTAAAAGAAGCTTCTCGACAATGGTTCGGAAACGATACCCCAGAACACCATTTCACGGAATTTAGACATGCAGAAGCGCAAGCAAATGACGGGCTTGTATACATTGAAAGAGACTAAGGGGGGAAGGTGCGACAATATGAGACCGAACAAAAAACTAGAATTTTTGAAGCGGGCTAGAATGGAAAATCTAGCCCGTGAGACAATCAAAAAGCCAATTGAATTTATTTATAATGGTAATTATACACAAGAGGAAATGTTTTACTTCATGGAAGAAAGAAAACGACTAAAAGGAATTAAAAAACGAGAGTAAAACAGTTGACAAGGAAAAACATACATGGTACATTATACATGTAAACAAAGGAGACACTTATTCGGACGAACTCAAAAAAAAGAGTATAAAAATTTTAGCCAAAACTATTGGCAAAAATAAATAAACTTGATAGAATAAGCATGTAAGATAAAGAAAAGAAAGAGGGAACTTAAAAATGACAACTTTAAAAGAAGCATACAACGAAATTATTGAAAGCAATCTAAACAATCCAGAAGAACGCAAAACATACTTACAGGACTTAACACAATACGGAGCAATTAGCGGAATGGTTGGCGGTTTGATTTACTACCACGAAACAACTCAATTTTTTAATGAACACCGTGACGAAATTCTTGCAATGTTACACGAATTAAAAGAAGAAACAGGACTAGACGAAAAAGAACTTTTTCGTGATAAATGGAACGATTGGGAAGACTTACTAGAGGAAAAGGCGGACGACTTAGACCCGTTAGCAGACCCAAACAACCAAAATTTACTTGCATGGTTTGCGGTGGAAGAACTAGCAAGACAAGAACTTGACGAACTAGAGGAAGCATAACAAACATATAAAACGGCGGGACACGTTCCCGCCTTACATAAAAAAAAATAAAAAATTTTTATGTTTATCTATTGACAAAAATAAATAAACTTGCTACACTTAACTTGTAAGATAAATAAGAGAAAGAGGGACTAAAAATGAAAATGAGTAGCAGAGAATATGAAAAAATTAAAGAATCATTAGTGGCTTTTGGTGTAGAAAAGATAACAGCATATAAGAAGCAACTCGAGGAGCTACATGCCTCAGGGGAAAGCAACATAAAAAACGTAGAGACCCGCTTAATTTTTGAAGTGTATTATGCTTGTGTACCTAAGGAATTGCGTATGGATATTATGGACAATGACAACTACAATGACTCGCATATTGAAACAGCGGTACGAAAAGCCTTGAGAGAATTGGGAGTTTTAAAATGAACGCTAAAGAATAGGCTACACGGGAACAGGCAAAGGGAAAGAGAGAGGGAAAGACATAAGAGAGAGAACAAGGGGGCTTGTAGATGATTGTAGAACATGGACGGCAAGAACAGCAAGAACTAGACCAAAGAAACGCAACTATTCAAGGAATGAAGGGCATTATATCAGTAGAGGCTTTATCAGAACAGGAACAGAAACGACTATGCCAAAAACTTAAGAAAGCAGAAAGACAAACACAACTTTATAGCACCATAACAAAAAATCGAGCAGAAAGACGAGCAAAGGGAAAGGGAAAGACATAAGAGAGAGAGAGGAGGGGGAAAGACTAACAAAGAACTAAAAGGAGCAAGAAGAAAAGAACCCAAAAAAAGACCTAAGAACTAAAAAGACCAAAGAACCCCAGATTTTCAAAAGCCGAGCTTTTCGGAACCCGCTTATAGAGGCGCATACTGTTTTTCTATCATTCTAGCACAAACAGGAAGCTAGAGGGTGTATAATAGCCACAGGAAGCCACAGGAAGCCCGCAGCGGGGTTTTACATAGATTTGTATATAATTATCCATAAATAAATAGAACTATGCTAGACTGCTTTAAAATAGCATAAAATAATTTGAAATATTTAAGAGTTTATACTTGCATTTCATCTCTATACATGGTATAGTATAGATAGTTAAGAGAGGGCTTCACTTATTCGGACGAGAAACAAAACAAAAAAAAGTTGAGTTTAATGCTTGACAAAGTAAAACATACATGGTATTATAAGAGTGTGGTTAGGGTTAAACCTTACAGGAAAACGAGCACGACCATACAAATAAAAAATTTTAAACTTATCTATTGACATTAAACAATAAGAATGCTATTCTATATTTGTAAGATAAAGAGAGAGAGGGGAACTAATAAAAATGAAACTAAAAGACTTTATCAAACTAGCAGAATCCAAGGGCGCTACATTAGAGGCATACAACGAGCTAGGAAGCTATGAACTGACTAAAGGGAACATAGTAGACCCGAATCCGGTTTTGATTGCTTACATGCAAGGAGCTTACAGCGTAGAAATACCAAACAAGGAACTAGAAAACAAGGAACTTAGTGAACTAACATTTATATATAAGAATGTAAGTCTTATATACCCAAACGAGAAAGAACTATTGTCAGAATTAAAACTATAAAGGAGAATGAAAAAAATGGAAAATAAAAAAGAGTTATTCATTAATGAAGGAGAAAAAAGAACTCAGGTAACCGACGGAAAAAACGCCGTAGCATTCGAACGTATTAATAACGACATATATGGAAATCCCCTTTATAGAGTGTATCCAGTAACTTATTCATTCAGAAGATTGAAAAACGTTTATAAAAATTATGAGAGTAAGGGTTATTATCTTGTACAATCTTATAACATCCTTGACGATTGTTCTCGTATCATTGACGAGGTTAACACCTTGGTCACACTTCCCGAGAATTGGCGGACTGATTTCGATTACTATAAGGCGCTTGGATACACAAAAACAACGGCATTCAGATAATAGAGTGTAAACTTTTATATTTGTTTATAAGAATATGAGTCTTATTTACCCAAACGAGAAAGAATTGTTATCAGAATTAAAACTATAAAAATAAGAGTGAGGGGGCTTTCCCTCTCACTTATACAAGAAAGGGAATGAATAAAAATGATTATGTACTTATTACGAGCAAACCAAGAAACCGACTATAATGCAATGGTAGCATATTTAAAAGATAAGGGCTATACATGGAAAGACGGCAAAGAATTGACTTACAAGGAGGCTAGGGAGTCCCTAGGCAACGACAAACGAAAAGTAATGTTATTACAAGGATCACACGTTAACGACTACCAAGGAGGCAATACAGGGGCTTTTATTACAGTCACATACCTATCAAAGGTGAATAAGCTTTTAAGCTTATTGAATAAACCAACATGGACAATGGACAATGTACAAACGATTATACCGTTAGAATATTACAATATTTAGTATAAATGAGGAACTAGAGAATTATTAGAATTAAAAATATAAAGGGGCCAACTAAAATGAATAAAACACAAGTAAAAAAAGAGCTAGAAAAACATGGGTATGTTTATCTAAAGGGTTTATCACTATCAGAAAACATTGAAAGACTAGCTACTATTAAACAAGGGGCTAAACAAGGGGCTAAGGTATCATTTTATACAGATTGATACCAGGCACACACCTTAAAAAAGTTTACACTTATCTAAGGAGAGTGACAAGAATGGAAACGAGCAAAGCATATAGCAAACTACTGAGAGAGGTAGAAAACTTACAAAATGATTTAATGGATATTGAAGACTATTCAGAAGAAGTTTACCAAGCATTTCAAAGACTAATCGAAGAACTCGAAGAGGTAACCGAATAGGACTAGACCAGTCCTATAGGTATATACCAGTTAACCCCACCCCGTGGTTTTGCGACCGTATTTAGGGGCGGGGCTATCAGGGCAGGGCGCACCCTCGGGCTTATTTTTTGGGAGCTAGAAATTTTTTCTAAATATTTAGTACCCTAGCCGTAATATTATTTTTTAGGTATTCCGTAAATAGTGTTGTAGTCTCGTTGTAAGTTGCTCATGCTCCTCCCAGTACGTTTATGAGCCTCGACTCTTCCCACACTCTTGTACATATCTGCAAAAGACTTAATCTTCTCATAGCTATCCCAACCAAAGTGTGTACTAGCATAGTTGTATACGTCCCGTACAATTTCATCATAATTGGGTCTACTTGGGTTTAAGTGTAACTCCGGTAATTCCTTAGCTAATGAATAAATAAGCTTACGTCCCACCTGATGATGATTAAGTCTTACCATCTTATACCCAATAGATTCTGCATAAGCATCCCGTACAGAGTCTTTACGCTTTATTTCTTCTAAGTTATCTCCCCTATCTGTTGTACGTCCATATTTGTGATGTGAGCCGTCATACTCGATAATAACCTTAATCTCTGGCAAAAGAAAGTCTAGTTTAAGTTGTTCATGTTCATTATCTGTAACAGCCTGCCGTATAAACTTTACACCATTATATTCTAATACTTTAGCAATAATTTCCTCCGAACGAGAGAATGCAGAGTTAGCCCTAGTATGGTTACATGCAGAACACTGTTTACCTTTCTCTAAGTCATTTACAGACATTGTTTGTGTATGTCCTTCTGAGCAGATAAAGGTTAGTCGAGTACTTTTAGGTACAAAGAGATTTCCGCTTCTATCTTTCTTTACTTGCTCTATGCTTTCTTGTTTTAACGTAAACCCTCGTGAGTTTGCTTTTTGTGCCAGTTCCTGCGGAGTAATTTTAGTTCCTTTGCAGTAAGAGCACGGAGTAACCGATGATAGTTTCCGCTTATTACCTACAAACCGATGACCTTTATTACATGTTAATAGGAAGTTGTTGTTAGACTGTACTTCTACTAACTCCCAACCTTGTAGCTCTACTTGTTCCTGTACGTCTTCCCATGATAGTACCATATGTACCACTCCTTTTTTCTTTATATACCTATTATAACACAAATACCCTAACCGTAAACAAATATTTTTGCTTTTTTAAATAAAAATTTAGGAAGCCATCAGGCTTTCCTCCTTGTAAAGACCCCACCCCGTTGATAGGGATGAGGTCTTTTTACTAGTTCTTACGTACAGCCATTTGCTCTGCATAGGGTACAAAATCTGGTTCATGCCCATACAGGTCATATAAGTACGCCTCTAATGAAGATTGGACAAGCGCCTTGACTACATCCATAGGTTCTCCCCTCCAGTAGACTTCTTCATCATAGATTGCCTGTGTGTCACTATATCTCACAATTACACGTATACAAGGTTTACCATTAATAAGGGTGTCGTCCTTAAGGTTTATGTCGAACCCTCTATATGTGTAATATCTGTATCGTTTCTTCATGCTAATGCTCCTAACTACTAAAATTTAAGTGTGTCTTTTAATAACCATATAGTAGTAACTCGAGTACCCTTATGGTTCCCTGTTACCAAGCAGAACTGTGCAGACTCTCCTTCATAGATACCGTCCTCTACGTGATGTAAGGCTTCTGTAACACCTAAGTCATCAAGCCCTAAGTACTCTAGATTATGCTCAATCGTACCAATTTCTACAGCGAAGTGATTAGCTCGAATACCCATCCATAGGTTATCTGCTTCTGTATGGGAATAAATCTCTTCTGCATGGAACCCTCCAAGAATAACCATTAGGCTTTCTTCGTCTACGATACCTTGAAGCGTAATAGTAGTTCGGTTACCTTGCATGATAATCTTCCCTATATACTTTGCGCCTTCTAAGCGTTCTTCCCAGTTTTCTTGTTTTTTGTTTTCCATTTATTCTTCCTCCTTAAAATTTGTCCATTCTGTTTATTTTTCTAAAAATGATTATTTGTAGAATAAATGTAGCAATTAGCACTAGTATCCCGACTGCGCATAGTATAATAACGAGCCAAGGCGTAGGTCTACTTGCTTCATTTGTTAACTCCCAGTATGTGCCATATCCGAGTGCACAGGAAGCAAATAAGAGGAGTGCCCCCTCGATTGTTAATAAAACATAGATTAGATACTTCATTTAATTTTCCCCCAATATAAATTTTGCTTTAGCCTTTAATGGTGCATATTCCTTTTCTTTTAACCTTACATACTTATAATTAACTCCCAACACTCCCGGAGAGCATACGTAAGCAACTACACCCCAGTCTTTGACTTCGGTTACTGTAGCAAAACATCCCCCAAATACAGCATCAAAATGCGGGACTATTTGAACAACGTCATATAACTCTGTGTGATACTTCATTTAGTTTTCCTCCGTACTTAACGGGTCTTGTAGATAGAAGTCGGAGATTCCCCATTTGTTTACATAAGTGATTTCTCCTTCTTTACTACCTGTCACCTGTCTTAACTTGTATGTGACTTCTTCCCCGTCTTCACGAGAGTTTCCGTCTTTGTCCACTATAAACAATGGAGTCTTCTCCGTGTCTAATAGCTCATAACGTTCACCTGTTAGCTTGTGTATATAAATCATGTTATCCCTCCTTTAGAACAATGCACATATAAATACAATCACCATAATTTTCACTGTCATATGTGATATAGTCTACTTCATAGTCCAGTAATTGTTCTGGGAAATCTTTTGGGTAAAACTCCGTACACCAAGAATGTTCTGCACAATAAAGTCCCCCATCAAAATCCCCAATATAGATTCGAAAAGAGTCATTAACTGATAGAATGTCTCTAACTTGTCTAAGTGTTAGTTTCAATTATTTAATACCTCCGGCTCTGTAATGTCTAGAACAGCTATTATCTGTAGCTTACACTTAAAGTGTATTACTCTCCGCTTAAACAGTCTATGTCCATTCGAACCCTACTAAGAGCTTTACCTAATAAGTTTAGCCCCTGCCATTGTTCTGGGTAGTTAATACGTAGGTCATTCTCTTTTAGCCCAACACCCCAAATTCTATCGTAAGGGCTAGCTTCAACAAATACTGTATCCTTCGGAAAGCTTAACAGGAAGTCCAATAGCTCCTTATTCTGTGTAAACTTATAATAATTTCCGTAGTAAACAATGCGTTCTCTAACAAGTTGCCACTCAGATTCATCGAAGTTCTTCACTTTTCTCCCCAATGCCTTTGCTTCTTTAGGTGTAGCAACTTGTAATATCTTACTTCCTGTCTCAAAATCACCAAAATAAATAGCTTTATTATACATCATAAAATGTTCGCATGTAGGGAAAGATATGGTACCTTCTAAGGTGGTGAATGATGCAGGATACCATTGTGATAAACACTCTTTTCCTATTTTATTTGAATTTTTAATAGTATGTCCCCAAAAAGGCACAATAGCCATAATTAATTCCTCCTGTAATTTATACTTAAGGTATATCATTAAAAAAACTACTTGTCAACACTAATATGAATACCAAGCAGGTAAAGACTGTTCAAAATCAAAAGACCACCCACTAGAGTTTAAAACTTCTCCTATCTCTTTTATACTCTTTGCTTTCCTAATCTTCTTTCTAGCATCGAGGTGTTCTTTCCTTGTTATACTACTGTATAAGGTTTCTCCTAACCTTATAAGAAGTTCTTCTTTAAACTTTTTGAAGGTGTCTCCTTCGTAATAGTCTGCCCATTCCCATGTAATACTTTGTGTTCCTTTAAATACTTTACTGAACCCTGATATGGTTATGGTGTATTTGATTGTCGTTGGTAGTTCCTTCATCGTCTTATCTCCTATACCCATGAAATCTTCCTGTTTTGTTGTGGACGAAATACCTCTACTTTACGTGTATGAATGTCCCTACCTATAATAGCGTAAGGGCTGTAATCTATCACCTCATACAAACGTACAGTGTAGGGATGTTCTTCCCTTATAAAGCTACTAGCTTCTGCAATACTGAAAACCTTGTTAACAATGCGTAATTCTTTCATTACGAACCACTGTACCTTTCTTGCTCTTCATAAATAGCCATGTCTTCTTGTAGTTCTATTTCTCTGTCTATACAACTATAACAGATTTCGAAGGTGTAATCGAAGTCACAGTCTAATTCACTTACTAATTTCCCGCAGTTAACGCAACATAACTCACTCTTCATATAGTCCGACCTCTTTAAGAATTTCTGTAACAGTCTCAGTCTTCTCTTCTTCTGTCGGAGGTTCATACGTCCAGTCTGATTGTCTATCATAATAAGTACCGTGCCCTACGTGGTAACCATTAAGACTATCTTTTATAGCCTCAGTTAATTCATCCACGAGTTCGTCAGCTATATAGGCTTTAACAGGTTTACTAGCTAAAAACTGCACATTGTAGTAGTATTTAGCAAATGATAGGTCACGTTCTTGTAGATATGTTTTAATTTTTTCGTGAGTAAATTCCTCTGGTAAATATAATTGCTCATATCTCGTTTGGAAATCAGCATGTTCCATTATTACATCTAGGTCGTCACTGTCTACCTCTGGGTGCTCAGCCTCTGTAATGACCACAGTATGTTTAATTAATTCAATCATTCTTGTATACCTCCAATAAAATTACATTACCAATAAACAAAATATATCCTAAGATATAAATTTCTACAATACTCAAAGTAACAAGTACAGGGTGGTTAGCAAACCCACCCCATACATTGTAAAAAATGTCTAACATCTAATTGTCCCTCTTGACAAATTCACGAGTATTCATGACGGTACCTGTTTCTGGCATTGTAGTTTCTGTTTTCTTTACTAATTTTAACCCTATATGACTAAACTCATCTAGAACATCTTGTACATTCCCCGGACGGGACATACTGTACTGTTTTACTTCGTCCCCAATACAGGCAAACACTGAGTAACTGACAAATTCTATCTCTGCATTCAACTCTTGGTCATTTAAGGTTATTAGCTTTACCGTAGTCAAATCTGGTTCATTAACTAATTGTTCAAGTCTTTGGTCTAAAACAAAATCATATTTCGTATGGTTATCCATCAATATTTTCTCCTCTCAATACTTTGCCAAAGTTATCAAGTTCTCTCTCCAACATTCGTCTTCTTGCTTCTTTTCGCTCGTAGTCTCGTTTTCTCTTTTGTCTTAACATGTATAGCTCGAACATGTCTAACACGTCCTTAGTATCCACATCTAAATAATTTGCTACTAATTCATGTTGCTCTTCTGTAAGAGTGTTACACTCTATGTCAGGGTAGCTTTTTACTGATAAGTCGTATTTATTGTGTTTCCCACAAGTAAGGCATACTTGATATTTAGTCAACCCTACTTGTACAACTTTATACTTATGCAGACACAAGACTTGTTTAGTAGCGATATAAAAGCTATGCCAACTCATCACTATCTGATTCTCCGACTAATACTTTCTTCATCTTTTCATCTAGTCTGCGTACAATCTCTTGTTGTTCCTGAGCTAGCTTTGCATGGTATTCCCTCTGTTTTTTATACTTAGCGTAAGCACATAGTTCTTCTGTAGTTAGTTCTTCCAACTTACGTGTAAATGGTGTAGCTTCAAATTCCATTACAAGTACCTCCTTGTTTTCTATACTTAAAGCATATCATGTAAGATAAAAAGAAGCAAGCAGTTTTTACACTACTTGATATATTTTTTTAAACAAATTCTTCTCTTACTTCTCCCCAACTTTGGTCTGGTGCTGACATCATTATACACCGACTCCAATTTCTTCATCTAGCTTTAAGGATTTAATCTTATTACTAAACATGTTAGCCTGCTCATTATAATGTAAAGCTAACAACATCTTAATGTTATTTTCAAATTCAGATGCTTTTGAATCTACGTATGCTTCCCCCACTAGTGAATACATTGTGATGTTATCTTTACAAAATGCCCAAATAGGTAAGTCTAACTCACTCTTTAATACACGAGTTTTAAACAGATAGTCTGGCTCTTTACTACGGTTTTCAATCTGTTTCTCGGTAATTTTCAAGTCTTCTTCTCGGACTTTCATTACACGAGTGGTACATGTGAAGCCTCCTTCGAGTACTTCCGATGGTCTAACATCTACTCGTACCCCAACTAAACATAGAGAGTCTTCTCTTGAAACATACACTGGTTCTATGTCCACAATCTTAGTGAATGGACACTCATATCCATTCTTAGCAAACCAGTTGCTAATTAAAGAACATAGCTCCTCTTGTTTTTCCTCTGGGATTTCATCTGTTAGATAATATTCATCTGCAACTTCTCCGACTTCATCATAGACTATTTCTTCGGTTCGTTCCAATAATGATTCAATATCTACAGGAAGATAAACCGGAGCCACTCTTCCAACTGCAAAACTATTAATTGGTTTTTCTGGAAGAACTCCTAAAATATCTTCTACGTGTTCCCAAATTTCTTCTACGAAAGTTTTCCCGTTCCTAACAGCATCCAATGCTAACTTACCTGCATGGATAGCATCTTCTTTGGTATCGTAATAAGCGCAAGCATTCCATGTTTCAACATCTGTGTCACTTGCACACATCCATTTTCCTACTAAAGACTCATTGCTCATTTTCTACTACCTCCGGAATTGAAATTGTAACTTCTATGCCTAACACAGCCATAATCTTGAACAAGGACGGTAAGCTAATTACTGTTAACCCGTTTTCATATGTAGAAATGGCTTTTTGTGTAATGCCTGCCTTTGTAGCTAATGCACGTTGAGATAACCCTTGCTCTTCTCTTGTGCTGTGAATATATCCTCGTAATGTATCAGATAAGGCACGTGTATATTCTTCTGTATCATTTTTATTAACACCCAGTTCAGCAACTGTTTCGGTTAAATTGATTTTCATGTTTTCTCCCCCTTGCCTTTCTATACTCATAGTATATCAGATACCTTTCAGTACGTCAACAACTTTAAATAAAAAAATCCTAGTATTTACTAGGATTTTTTCTCTCTTTTTATTGCATCTGTGAGCATCTCACTAAAACAGGTTCCCCCATTATAGAAGGTAAACAAAAAATTATACAGGTCTGGTTCACCCTCCACAGGAGTAAGTAAAGACACCTCATCATTATCTAAGATAGTTTGTTCGACCGCATGATAAAGGTCATCCCCTACTTTGCCATAGCTATCGTAATTCTCTTCTAAAAACCACTCCATGTCACTATCATAATAACTAGGTCGTTCTCCCCTACTTTGTGTAAACAAGCTAACTGCTTGATATTGCTCTGCTTCTGTAAGCTTACGTACCTTACCTACACGTGTTTCCATTTCTGACATTATAATCGCTCCTGCATTAATTTTATTTTGCTTTCAATGATTCCCTTAACACACTCCCAGTACCACATTAGGTGCTGATATTCATTCTCAGATACTTGTGTTGTTAGGAGGCTACATTGTTCGGGTATTTTTTCATGCTCATCGAAATACAATAATATTTGGTTTCCATCGAATATAGCTGTTGTTAATTCCCGTTTTGGGCGGTCACTAATGTGCATCTCTAAAATGGTGTACAACCTTTGTATATCATATTCCTTATCTAGGTTTATACTTATCATAGACAAACCTCGCTCTTTATAGCGGTTTTCAAAATCCATAATCATTGTATTTACTAACTGGTTATGCTTGATGTAGTCTTTACTTTTTACATGCACGAGTATCCACTCCTTAAATATGGTCTTCGTATTTAAACGTTTCGTAAGAATAATATACCTGCGTTCTAACATAAAAAACCTTATCACAATTTGGACAAGTTGTTTCCCAAATTGCTCCCTCCTCCGTATTCTCGGAACTATAGATTCCAGAATGATATAGGTCTTCCTTATCTTTCATAGTTTCCTCACAAAATGGACAAGTGGGATACATTTCCTTCTCTTCTAAAACAATTCCTCTGTACATAATAACTCCTCCTACTTAAACGCTTCGTCTAAATCAAGTTCACGTTTTGCGATTTCAGTGATTTCTTCAATGGCTTCTTGGTATTCTCGGATAGTTGTAATCTCTTTCCCGTTCCCACCTAAGACCCAGTTACGTTGAATCATGTGTAGCGCTTTGGTAAGGTTTGTTTGGTAACCGACTAAAGAGGTGTTTTCATTTCCTTTTTTATTGTAGGTAATCTCACCTTTTTCATTACGAACTACCCGTCTTACGGTTACGTTGTCTGCATCACTTGTGATACGATAGTCTAGTACTTTCATGTTTAACATTATTTCTTTCTCCTTTTCATTCGTTGGTTCCCTGTACGAGGTTTAAACTTACGTGGTAAAACACGAGTGTTGCGCTTGACTTCCTGATACTTACGTTTAAGCCAAATCTTCTTGGCTGATTGGCGTTCAAACATATCTGCAAGAGAAGAACAATAGTCAATCTCTGCACGTAACTTTTCACCTACATATTTAGCTAGGTAATATTCATCAGTAGCTAACATGTAATAGTCAATGGTATTACTGCCAATAATGAGGGCTCGTTCAACTGTGTATTTATCATAGATAGAAAAGCGTAATCGAATAGTCAATTGGTCATATTGCGCATCATAAAAGATTGGTTTATAATAAGCCATCTTGATACGATTGTCTATTTCATATAGGTGGTCTTTTGTATAGTCTAACAGAAGAGTAATATGATTCTCTGTTTCATTTGTTCCTAAATCCATATATTTTCCTTTCTGGTGTGCGTGAATAGAGTCTAAGATACACACCTTAGCTGAAAGCTTACTTGATTAGACTCGGATAAAAGCCCCTTACCTAGACCTGTCCGCTAACAGCGGAGATTACTATCTAGGTAAGGGCTAAGGATAAACACACCCTATACATACCGTTAGTGTGACACGCCCGGTTTGCTACTGTTTTAAAATGAGGTCTGTTGGTGATACTGAATAATGTTCTTCACCCCTAATTCCGTCTTTATTAAGAACTGCTACTCTAAGTTTATCTTCATCATACCCAATAATTATTAAATTAGCTCCCATTAGTTGTTCATTTCTTGTATAAAGTCCTGCCGGTGAGTAGAGAACACAATCTCCAATGTTAAATACTCCCTTAAGGTACCTACCGCACATTGGGCAATACTTAATAAATGTTCTAGCTTCTGCGGTCATTGTCGTACGAACATTCCCGTAACTATGGAAGCCAAATTGTACACGTAGTACATTATGGTCTATGTCTACTCCGATACCTCCGGATTCGTCCTCTAAATTATAAAGTAATGCTCCACCCTCACACCAATTACACATGTTGCTCCTCCTTCGCTTTTTGAATTTCACTTTGTAAAAAATTAATGTACCTTGGATTTTCTATATTAAACATGTCTTGAACATATACGGCTCCTAGTTCTCTATGATACGCATAGTCCACACCAATACGTCTATAGAACTCATGGTTAACATGATACATAAACTGATGGAATCTTGTGTGGTGTCCTTTTAAGTCATACAACTCCTGTAATAGGTCACAGATTTGTACAAATTCTTCCTTTGTCCCACTTGCCATGATTTAGTTCCTCCTTACCTGTTACCTAAAGTATATCAAAACCCAGAGCATCTGTCAACACTCTGGGTAACTTTTTTTACTGTACAGATAATAAGGAAGCTACGTTAATGTAAGTAATCAAACCCTTTTCTACGTCCTGTACAATCGGGTACTCTGCTTTGTCTTCATACATGATGTTATCTCGTACATATAGCATCTCTGATTCAACATAGCGGAAGATAGCATCTGAACTACCCGTTGTTGCTAATCGTATCCGTTTCTTATCCGTAGGGTTTGCTATAATTGCCTGATTTTTACTTAGTTTACATAACAACTTAAACATTCTTGTAATGTTTTCATCTTCTAAAGCCGGAGAAGATATTATTTTCTTCTTCAATCGTTGTTCCATATAAATTGGAATTGCTTGTGCAGATAACTTCATCGTAGTATCACTATTTAAGAAGTACTCTGTAGTAGTTAAAGCAACCTTTGATTGTTCTAAGAACTTAAGCTGTAAATAGCATCGCAAGTCATCTTCTGAGAATGATTTTTGGTATTTTGAATGGTCTGCATTTATCCATTCTACGATGCTACTTAAGAAGGTTACAGGTCTCTTACCAGAGTAAGAAATGCTAATATAGTCAGGCGTATTTATTACCTCTTTTGCACAAGAGATTTCATATACAGTAGCTCCCTCTAAGTCACTGTCTTCCCCGATAAAAATAGTAGTTAGTAAGCTACTTGGAACAAATCCTACATGGATAAATTCTTGGGTTTCTGGTAGATGTGACTCAATAAAACTGCCTAAAAGTTCTTTCCATAAGAACTGCTCGTCCTTGACTAGTGATTCTTTCTTTTGAAGTTTATAGAACAGAAGGTCGAACGCAGTATACCAATCTTCGGAAATTTTTAGTTTAGTTAATTCTTCATCTACTGGAACATCAATAGTAGCAGACGTGTCTTCCTCTACTTCCGTGCTATCTAAATCATTATCCCATAAATCAAATGTTTTACGGAGACAAAACTCTCTCCATAATGTATCACTTGGGTCTTCCCCGTATTGCAATAGCATCTGCTTTCCAATTGAAGTTAGTGTAACCTTACCTCGACTATTGATACCCTCGTTGTAATCTTGAATACACCCTTTATATCGCAAAGAAAGTAACATAGCGTTCGTTGTTTTATCTTCAATAAGTTTTAATATTTGTTTACAACCATACTCCATATAGAAGACAGGGAAGTTCTTTTGCTCAACAAAAGCTTCGTGCTCCACCTCTAACCCACGTTTTTGTCTGCCTAGTTTATCAATTATACGAAGTGCCTCTAGTTCTCGTTCCTCAATAGTTACAACATACTGACTAATTTTGTTTTCGTAAGCTAAAGCGGTGTTCATCTCTTGCAAAATCTGTTTAAATAAATCGTTTGCATCTTTTGCCTTCTGAGTCTTAAATGTTCTGATTGTCGTATCATAGAAACGTTCGTGACTCGAAATAGCAAACTGCCCAATGTATCGTTTACCTTTTAAATTTAAACGGTTTTCGTTACGATTCCCTAGGGTAAACGTTACGTAGACAGACTCACTAGACTTAGAAAAATAGATGTCTTGAACAACTATGCCGATAGTTTCAAGCTCGTTTATACGTTTAGTAAAATCACTCTCGTATTGTAGTCTGTTTATATTTTTGTAGTGTTTTCTATAGTGTACTGCAACAGTTTTCGATTCTTTTGCCACATCCAATTACCTCTCTTATCTTTCTTCTTTTGCAACGTATGCTTCTAATACAATGGTTCTAATCGGTTCTATTTCATGTACTTCATCTTTTACCTTCTTGATTACACCTTCTCTTAGCAGTCCTTCTCCTAACTTATGTGAAGCTTCTAGCATTCGTAAGTTTACAAGTTCATCACTGTCAAATACACTCATATCTAAGCTTACTCTGTAAGGTAACACTTTCTGGTGTACATGGGTGACTGTTATTGGCTCTTTTATAAGAGGACTCTTTCCAACTCGAGAAAATGCCCAGTTATCCAATTTTTTATTAAACCGCTTCTTTAATCTGTCTAACATGTTATCACCTCCATGTAAACAGTATACATGTTAAGCCTTACAAAAGTCAACAATAAAATAAAAAAACATACAACTAAGTATGTTTTTTCGGTACAAAATATTTCTCTTGGATATTACCATCTTTATCTACAACAATGCCGTTTAACTGTCCGCCATAGGCACAAGCACCATCAATGTATATTGTACGGTCTCCTAAATAAATATCACAGTTATTACCTTTATGAAAGTTCACTGTAGGTGTATGCCCTACAATAATAGTTTTACTTGTCTCGTTCTTTTGGAATGGGTTTGGTCTAGTCCAAAGCATTTCATGTTCCTCTGCTGTTTTCCAGTCTGGTTGTCTCCATCTTGGAATACCCCCATGCACAAATAGCACGTTACCGAACTCGTAGTAAGGTTCTAGGAGTTCCAAGGTGTCTTTTACATTAGAGTTATTAAGAAGCTCTGTACGCAACGCTAGGGCGCTAAGAGAAGCTGTCTTAGTTCCTAGAATAGAATTAGCTGTCTCTTGACCTCCTTGATAATACCACACTGAGTATATCTCTTGCAAGTCCTCATAATCTGGTTCTAATCTTAATGGGAAACTAAGGAAATCTAATAACATTTGGTCATGGTTCCCTTTAATTGCTGTGCCACCAGAAGCCATATGTTCGTAAACAAAACCTAGAACTTCTTTTGATTGGAGACCTCTGTCTACATAATCTCCTAAAAGAACCAATTCCTGTTCTTCACGATTCCAATTTTTTAATAACTCCATAAATTCATCGTACATACCATGTATATCTGATACTACGAACGCTTTCTCTTTGCTCATTAATCGTCCTCTACTTTCTCAAAATATCGAAAGAACGCATACCAATCATATCGTTCAGTAACCTGCTTACTCTCGTACATAAATGTAAACTCAACGTATTTGTGTTTAACTGCATGAGGGTCTATTGGTTCCCAAGGAAGCCTGCGAGGATAGTCATAATAAACTTTTGTTGGAATGACTTCTCGCATTAATAATTTAGGGTACCGCTTTTTAGGGCGGTACCTCTTTCCTAAAACATGTTCGTATGTCGGTCTCATTCTATTGTACCATGTTTCGTATAAGTTAAGCCGGACTCATTGAAACGCTTTTCCTTTTCTTCAATCAGGTCAATACATTCTTTAATTGTGTATGGTGTGCCAAATGGATGTAAAGTTAATTCCGGTGAGTCAATACCTACATTTAGTAAATTAGGTTCTTGATAAGCCATCTCATGAATGTGTCCATGTAAGTTTACTCGGTTTCCTCGACTACCAATAATAAGTGGATAGTGTGTTAAATGGATGATTTTTCTTTCTTGCTTTAGTATTACGCCAACATCACTCCAAAATACTCGTTCACGTAATTCCTCATCCCGATTAATTGTTTTTAAAAGCTTGGTACTGTCGTGGTTTCCTTTAACCATGATAATGATACCGTTTAGCTTACGAAGAATCTCTAGAGTATCCTTTGGTTTCTGGTTCATAGCAAAGTCACCTAGATGGTACACAGTGTCTTCCGGTTTTACCTGTTTGTTCCATGTTTTGATTAAGTAATCGTTCATTTCGTCCACATCAGCAAACCTACGCCTTGTCTCTACAAAGCCATCTTCTCCACAAATATTGTGATGGTTGAAGTGCATGTCTGAAATTACGTATGTTTTCATTCTAGCAACCCTCCCAATTCAAAGTTATCGAAACATTCTGCATTGTATACATTTTGAATGGCATTCCTATAGAACTCTACAGTCTCTAGACTAACTGGGGTGAAGTTGTGTACATCTACTCCTACATTAAGTCCGTCACGTTTCACCTTTTGTTTTTCATGAATATGTCCAAATAAGCCAAAGTATCCATCTTTGATTTTGTCTTCTGAATAACTCATATGGGAAGGCTCATGGACAAGAACTAATTTTTGGTCTACAAGAGTGACAACTTCTCCTTTTCGAACAAATTCAAAATATTTTTCTTGTTCCGGAGTAATAAATCCACCTTTACCATCCCGTTCATAATTACCAAATAATAAATGAATTTTACCTTTAAGCTGTTTAGCTACTTCAAAGTTACCGAAATCTCCTAAATGGTAAACAGTGTCTTCTTCATCTACAACATCGTTCCACCGTTCTACCATAGCTAAATCAGCATGTTCTACATTATCAAAATACATACCTCGCATGGAGTATTTGAAAGTACGTTCTTGTCCAAAGTGTGTGTCGGACGTAAACCAAATCTTACTCATTTACATCATCTCCAAACGTTCATAGCATTTTTTAATTACCAAGGCATCCCACATTGCATTATGTTTTACACCCTCCATTGTTTCACCATTACCAAGAAGGAACGCAAACTCTTCACGAGAAATATCAGGGTCAACGCCTTTAACCTTAAATAACATACAGATGTCAAAGGGAATATAGTACACGTTACTGGGTATAGAGAGCGCATCCCCAAATAGATGGTTGAATAACACCCAGTCGTATGAAAGACAGTCTGACCATACTTCTACAGAATTAAACTGCGCTAGCCATTCCTGTAGTTTTTGTGCGATATATGCTGTGTCTCCATAGTACTGATTTTCTTCTTCTCGTAGGTTTTCTTCCCCTACTAAATTATCAAGCACATGCGCCTGTAACCATTCGTCTACTTGTGTTTCATCGTAATCGTTTAACTCTGCATAGAATGATACACCATTTTCAGCTATAATTCCAATACTAATTAGTGTAGTGTCTTTATGCAATCCTGTAAACTCTGTGTCAAAAAATATTTTCATGTCTTACTCCTCTATGCAATTTAATTATGATTATGTTGTGACTATTAATAGAACTAGCAATTGAAGGTAATGAACTGTTTGGTCAATTGTTAATTGTGTTTTGGGGTCTGGTACTATCGAAGGAAACCATGTACTTTGTGCTTTGAAATAGTCCATTACAAAGTGTGGTAACCATAGAACAAGTAAAATGTGTACTAATGTAATAGACAAACCAATTAGGTAGCCTGTCATAGCAATTGTAAAAGTCCAAATAGTTGCATGAATAAATAACACATACAAGTCTTTTGTTTTTTCTCTTGCAATATATTCACTTTGTAGTGCGTAATCTCCTACAGCATGTGCTCCTACTAACATAACAAACATAGTAATATATGGTGTCATTATATTCTACCACCCTCATCTAATAGTTTCTCTAACGGAATGAACTCTGTTGTCCGTCTAAGAACAACATCTCCCGATTCCTCAATTGTATCAAGCCAACGTTTACTACCATCACTCATTCGAAACAGTCTTAAAGGGTATCCCATTTCATCATATTGTATGATGTTTGTTCTTTCGTATACGTAAGGCTCTGGCTTCTTTTTTATAAAGTTAAACCAGTTCATTCCTGCACCTCCCTTTTGTTGGTCTTGTTCCGTTTCCTTGTACTTTTGTTCCTCTATACTTAATAGCACAGTCAGCATGTTGTAGTCTCCAATAGCCATTCTTTCTTTCGAAATGTCCTTGACCTTTCTCTACAAAGGTACCGCACCTGTAGCAATAACCCGGATACTTGTTGCGCATAGTAGTCTCCCCTTTACACAAGTTCTAACGAAATACTTAGTATACCAGAATATTTATCTTTTACAGCTTCTTCTACTTGATTAACTGCTTCTTCCAGTGAAATAGCTGTATTCGTATCCTCGGAATAAGTCTTAGCTAAAATCCGTATTGCATGAACTTGGGAAACCTCTTTTAGTTCAACAGAGATTTCATCTCCATCATCCGCATAAGCTTGCTCTTTGTATATCTCTAAAGCTTTGCTAGGACTATAAGCTGATATAAGAGCAAAATAAGGACTAGTTACTTCATAGAACTTAATTCCTGTTAAGTTAAAGAAAGGTGCCACGTAGTCCATTATGCCTTTTTTCATACGTAGTTCACTTGAGTGTTTTAAACTATCATAGTATTCTTTTTCTACTACAACAACCTCGACTACTTTACCTTTTTCTACTTCATTTGGGGTACGTAGTCTATCTCTAGCTCCAAGATAACTACACATTAGTGCATCTTTAACTATCGTTCCGGAAGCAGTATTATATCCTGTTTTATAAAACCCATCTTCCCTTACTGCAACATATAATTTTAACGGCTCACTCATCTTAATTTTCCTCCTCTAAATTCTCACTCTTAACTCCACAGTAAGGATATTTATCTGGTACTAAAACCTTACTCATGATTTGTTCACCTCTCATGTATACAGTATACCTATATGGTATCAGTAAGTCAACACTTTTTTTAAAAAAAAGAACAGCATTTCTGCTGTCCTAAAAATCACACCAATCATCTTTATCGTAAGAATCATCTGTGTAGTGTTCTTTACCTTTAATGTTCTTAACATTAACATGCTCATCTTCCTCTGGTTGCTCTTCTTTGTTTTTCTTGACAAAGTAGTAACCAATAGAGAAAGCTATACCCCCAAGCAACAGTATAATAAGAGCGATAAAGAATTTAGCAATGAAGAATCCCATTACTTATCAGTGTCCACGATTGCTTGTCCGTCACCTACGATTGTAGTAACCCAACCGTGTTCCTTACGTCCTTGTGCTTCTTCGTAACGAACTAGTTCATCCGTAACAGATTCTGCAATTTTCTTGTTAGCTTCTGCTTGTGCATTAGCTTTGTCTTTAATAGCTTGGGCTTCTGCTTGGGCTTTCAAAGTAACTTTTGTAGCCTCAGTTTCTGCTTGTGTTTTTTGAGTTTTAGCATCTAACTCAGCTTTTTTAGCTTCTTGTCCTGAACGGATGATTGCATCAATTGATTTTTGTGTTTCTGGGTCAACGTCAGGTACACCTACCGTTACGTTTTCAACTAAGAAACCTTTACCTTCAACTGAATCAGAGAAACGAGCTAGCACTTCTCCCTCAACCTCAGAAGACTTACCTGAAAGAACATCTAGCAAGCTGTACTTAGAGTAAACTTCACGAGCAGTCTTTTGTAGACGAGATTTCAACCAACCTTTTTCAATGTCCTCAGATGTTACGTTACCGAACTCTTTGTACATTTTAGTTGCTTGTTTAGGGTCTACTTTGTAGTCATACTTAATGTTAACTACAGTTTTCTTACCGTCAGATGTAGAAACCGCAACATCTTTAGCTTGGATAGTTTGTAAACGGATTGGGTATTGTGTTACTTTATCAATACCTACCCATTTAACACCGGGCTGTAATGCTTCGGATTTAACACCACCGTTAGGTGAGAAACGTACACCTACATAACCGTTGTCGATTCGTTCGAAGAAACGGAAAGCACCGATTGTACCTCCAATTAATAAAATAACTGCAACCACTCCGGCTACGACTAGGCGTTTAAACGTCTTCTCGGTCATAAAAATAATTCCTCCAATATTTAGTTTTTTATGTGTAAGTTTTCCCCTTACAAATAGTAGTATACCTTACACTGTATAACAAGTCAACAACTTTTTTTATTTTCTTGTAGAAAATAATTTAATGGGTGTATGGTCTTCTCCTTCAAGATACTTACCATCTTCCCACAAGACCACTGAGCCCTTCTCTAGGCTTCTCTGCACATCAATGATACGTTGATTCCATGAACCACGGAAAACAAGGTTAGGGTTGAATTTATCCTGCTCAAAACGCCCATCTATGAGTACATCTACGTAAGATAATAGTTCAAGCTTATCTTCCCAGTTTTCAGCGTTAGAATCTATAAGCTCTTCAAAAGTATAGCCTGACCAAGACCATATTGTTTTACCTGTTAGCTCCGATTTAATACGTTTAGCTAAAGGCAGTAGAACTTGTGTATTTAAGAAAGGTTCTCCACCTAACAAAGTAATACCATCACAATAATCTTGTGCAATGTCTTTAAGGATTTGGTCTTCTACTTCTTGGGTATAATCTTTTCCCCAACTAAAGTTTTGTGCTTTTTTATTATAACATCCTAAGCAATTAAACGGGCAACCGGAGACGTATATACTTCCACGTACCCCGATACCGTCTACCATTACAGGAAATTTATAATCAGCGTATTTACCCTTAGACAGTCTTTCTGCTGTCCATGTCATTGGGTCTTTACTCATCTTTATTTCCCTCTTTCTTAACATGTAACCCTTCGTCATAACCTGATTGGGTAAACTTAGCTTGGCAAATTGCACACTTATAGGCTTTATACCCCAAATTATTATACGGTACCAATTGGTCTTCCCCGTCTTCATCTTGGTGGGTACACGCTTTTTGTAGCGCATTTAATATTTCGTTTCGTTGCTTGATTAATCGTTCTTTCTTCGCAAGATGTCTACGCTCTTCATGTAAAATCGCAGACTCCGCAATAGCTAAAAGATTTTGTAAAGAGGAAGCTGTACTCATTAGATTGCCACCTCGTAATTAAATCTTCCGTTATGTTTGTAGCCTTCAACCTTAAGTTCAGATAGTGGGCACTCAAAGAAGTTAGTCATGTCAGCTTCTTCCCAAGGTAATACTAGCTTAGGTTCTGCGTTTAAAACTTCCTCTGTCATAGGAGCAGTTACTTGTTCGACAGCTCGTTCCATGTGACGGTCGTAGATATGTGCATTGTCAATATTCCAGAACATTGTACCCAACTCTAAACCAGATACCTTAGCCATAACTACCTGTAAAGCATGATACTGTAGTACATTGAATGGGAGTCCTAAGCAACAATCTGAACTACGCTGTTTAACATGTAGGTTTAACTTACCATTTTGTACAGTCCAATGCGTAGCCCATACACAAGGCTCTAAAGCCATGTCATCTAAGTCTTCGACATCCCATAAAGTAGTCATAATTCTTCGTGAACTTGGGTTGTTTTTAAGCTGTGCAATAACTGCCTCTACCTGATTCAGCTTTATATAAGGTTGGTAACTACCTAAATTGTAACCATCCAGTGGTACAAACTTTGTAATTGGGCAATCTTCTAACCGATTTTTAGCTAACGTAATCCCATCGCCTGATGCAACAAATCGTTCTTTATTACGTAACTGCCAACCATAAGCTTTTCCAATTGTCCCATCTTCTTTTTCCCAAGAGTCCCAAATAGTAACTCCTCGTTCCTGTAACCACTTGACATCGTTAGACATTGCTTGCCAAATCCATTCTAACTCTGTAAACGCCCACTTAGACCCTACAAACTTACTTTTAAGAATTGGTAGCCCCATGTCTGGTGTAATTTTAAAGCTTACACCTTCAATTGCATACGCAGGAGCAGGTTCTCCATCTTCATAATGTGCTCGTACCTCATCGGGGTTTTGCAAAATACCTTTTTCTTTAATAGCCAACACAAGGTCAGCGTAAATCTTATCAAAACTCATGTATGTTCTCCTTTTCTATGTTCGTCTAACTATATTGATAGAATCTGTGTACCCTTTTCTGCGTACCCAATCTGTGTAGCTATTGTGCTCTTCCTGCGCAATTGCCTTTAGAGACCCGTACCACTTTTTGATTTCTTCTCGTTTTTTACGTTTAAATACTACTGGTTTGTTTTTGTCTATGACGTTGATAGTCTTACTTACCTCACCAGTATTATCTATAAGCATTAATCGTGAAATAGTAGGTTTTGGAGGAAATAACTTTTTGCATCCCTTACACAGCTCCTCCGGCTCTTTTTTCCTATTTAGCACACTCAAATCTGGTAGGGCTCTACCACAACGTATGCACTCAGTTCCATAATTAAGTTCATAGTAGTTTACACCCTTACGAGGTGACTTTGGCGTAAGTCTCAATTTAGTTTGGGCTACTTTAACTCTTTTTCTTAGTACTATTTTGTTTTTCTTAACCTTAACACTAACTGGGTCATTACCGTCAAAATTAAAAGAAAAACTAATTGCTCCAGAAGGGTTAACTACCTGAGTAACTGCATTGCGTTCTTCTCGGTTTGCTAACACCCGAACATCTGTTATACGTTTACGTCTTTTCTTTGTGAATAAACGTCCTCGTGTGTAGTCTATACCTTGCATATTACAAACCTAGCCATGAACGAACTTTGCTGAAAGGGGGTTTCTTTTCAGGCTCCTTGTACTCAGAGTTTGTACGTTTTAACTTATCATTGTAGTTATCTGCAAGTGTTAACAATTCATCAGGATTTACTGTTTCACAATAAAAAGCAATCTCTTCCCCAGTTAGCTCTCTATTTTCTTCAATCAGCTTATCGAGAGTCAAATCGCAATATTCATCTTCCCAGTCAGCTAAGAAGTACATACGTTCCATGACATAATCTGATGTCTCATCTAGGAATACACCGAATAGAATTGGGTCTTTATCTCGATTATCTTTTGCTACTTGTTGACCTACTTCATCTGTATAGTCTGTAAACATGACAACCAGACGGTCAAATTTATCTTGTACACGTTCAATTACAGGAACAACCTCATCCGGTATTTCACGAGGAAAATCTTTAAGGTCCGCTAGTTTAACTGTGCGATTTTCTACGTTTTCAATAAAATTCTCAACGTCTTCTGAGTATACAAAGGTTGTAATACCCATATCACGAATTTCTTTTTCTAGTTGAATCGTTCGAATGTGATGACGTAGCAATGATATTTGTCGGTCTTGCTTCGTTTTAATTGCTTTCTCTAGCATACGTAGTGCATTTGCGTAATAACGGTCTAGGTCAGCATCTTGGTTTTCTTTTTTACTTTGTTTCACCCGTTCGAAAAATTCTGTTGGTGAAAGTTCCTCTACTGATTTAGTTGTTAAGTTTTCAGTCATGATATTTCCTCCTAAAAAAAATATTCCTTACAGTAAGTAATATACCATCTGTAAGGAATAAAGTCAACACTGTATTAGAAAATTGTTGTAAACATGTTGCTATGGTCTAGGGCTAATGTTGCATCTCCTGTAATTCTACCATCACGATACAAGATAATTGTAGTATCATCAGTAGAAAGGTCTACTTTTGCTTCGTGAGAAGTAGCAACAAACCATACATAATCACTGTCTGTTTCATCTTTTTTACGTTCAGCATCTTGTTTCATTTGAGCAACGTAAAACTGAGCTACATTATGTCCTGATGGGTCTCTAGAAGGTTCTCCGAAGATGGTTGATGCACTAATTGATTCTTCTTGACCATCTAAACCAAGCTCCTCTAAAACACTGTGTGCAGTCATTTCAGGTGTATCCGTAGCTCCCAAGAAAGCATTAGGGATTTCGTATACCCCTTCTTGAACTCGGTGTAGCAACACCATACCCCCTGTTTCGGGACGGTATCTTAATGGTAATAATGTAATGTTAAATCCTACTTTTTCAATCATGTTAATTCCTCCATTTATTCAATAACTTTTTGTTTAGTTAATTTGCCACTTTCATCATACCACGCATAGATGGCAGTTACAACATTTGTTTGATATAAAACATCTCTAATTGCGAACCAGTAGTTACCAGAACCGAAATCTAGTAAGAACCAGAAGAAGTTACTTGCAAACCATCCCCACCATGAAAAGTCGATTCGCATAATCATTAAAAATTGAGATACGATTCCTAGTAAGTAAGCAATAATGTTACCCCAATACATGATGTTACCCATTAGGGAACCATCTGTAGTAAAACCAATTTTATCTCCGTACATAATTAAAACAATTAAACCTACAATCGTGAATGCTAAAGTAAATACTACCCAAAAAGCGTTCATCTTACCTACTTTAATACGCCCATCTTCATCTTGATTAGAATCTTTAGTCCACTCTTTTAACCCAATAATGTGTGTAATACCGTAATAAATACCTGCAAAAGCCAAACCGAAGTTCCCAAACATAGTATTAATAATGATTTCACCAACGTTAGAACTAATACCTAAGATATTTCCCATTTTAGGATAACGGTCTGCTAAAGATACTACACAAGGTACACCTAAGCAGTAAGCTGTAATATAGAATAACCAGTTAGTTTTATCTGACCAGTCAGTAACAAAAACTCCTACAACCAGTCCTAGTACCACCAAAGTAATTGCGTACTGTTTGCGCCACTTTCCATTGGCTAGTGAAATATTGTCCATAAATGTTTTCATATTATTTCTCCTCCTTTGTTTTTGCCCAAGAAATTATAACTACTCTTACCGGTTCCCCATTGATGTAACTATGTGTTTTAGCGTTTACTGTAAAACCTCTTTCTGCCAAAACCTCTGACAGAACTTGCTCCTGACTATAAAACATCTTCCACGCTAACGCATTTTTATTTGAAGCTAAAATTAATTTTCTACTATGGGGAGCCTGTTCCTTGATTAAACCTAAAATGTAATTAAGCTCTTTTCTATAGTTTTCTTTCGCATAGAGCTGTCTAGCACTTTCAGCATTAAAGTCTGCCAACTTTCTCTCTTCTACTAGCCCATTTAAAAACTCATCTGCCCAAGAATATTCTTCTTTTTCACTCATCATATCTCCTCCTTGTTAGTCCAAATTTCGTCAACGTATAATTGCAATGTATCAACTGTAGTTCCTTCTAGGTACTTTTCGATAATTTTCTTGCAAAGTTCATAACGAGTTTCATAATCACTCGCAGTTACTTCCACATATGGGATATGATTCTCCGCATATAATTTCTTCAACAGGTTTTGGAAGTCTTGTCTACGTTTTTCATCACCGATTAAACGCATACCATCGTCTACCCATTTAGTCGAATTATCTAACAAAATAACCAAGTCAAAGCGGTCATTATCAATCTTATCTTGTACAGATGGATGCGGTTTTCCTTCATACGTAATACAAAAGGCTTGTGTAGCTACGTAGTCTGTATCTGAAATAGTAAATCTATTAGCATTACGTCTTGCAAATCTAACATCTTGATAGTGACCATTAGCAATTGCTTGGTAGTCACTATACTGTAATGCACTCTCATCTCCGCCTAATTCAAGTTCACAGTAGTTACGACCGTATTCCCAAATAGTCGTAGTAGCAAAGTAGTTACCTAGCTTATCTACCATCAAAGTTTTACCACTAGACTCTCCTCCTGCAATTACAATTGTAGGAGCCAATGCTTCCCGGCTAGCACGAGGTAGATAGTCCCAGTACTTAATAGGGTTATTACGTACTTTTGTTGCACTAATGTTAACATTAGAACGCTCTGGGTCTACTAATATTGTAGGACAGCCAAAGTATTTTTGATAGCCTTCCGCATCCTGTGGTTCACTTGAAAAGAATGTTGCTTCTTCCCAATCAAAACCTCTTTCAGCCAACACACGATTACCTGTTACAGTCTCTTTCACAAGGTTTGCCCATGCTTCCCACCCATTAGGGTATTCTGGAATGTTTGATTCGTCTACTAATACGGGAATAATGACATCTCGTTGAACTTGGAAAGTCTTTTGAACAATTCGTAGCTTATCTCGTGCCGTTAGTGGACGTTTCATATTAGAATCCATGTATAAACGGTCATCTCTACTATCTGAGTGGCTTACTACTACAACAAGAGTCTCTACTTGTGTGCTTGCTTTTTGAATCATATCTACATGTCCTTTGTGTAAGGGATAAAATTTCCCAACTACTACTCCGAACTTTTTCATACCTTATTCCTCCTTTTAGGTATTTTTTACTATAATTAATTATATCACACTTTATAGTATAGTCAACAAGTTTTCATGAAATTTTTCAACGATTAAACTGTTTATAAATTTCTCTCCAATTGACTTGTTCAGTAGTATGCCCCTTATCGTCAATATACACGTCAGCTCCAAGCTTACGACTATTATTTCCATAGGACTCCATCAAATCAGGGTGGTTCTCATTGATATAATGGTAGTTCACGCCACAGTCGGATAAAAATTGTTTTGCTTGCTCTAACTCTCTTCCTTCACGACATGTCCAAATAAGAATTTGTTTTCCAGATTTATACAGGCTATTAATCACTTCTTTTGCATGAGGTTTTAACCCTATAATGTTTGGGAACTCTGTTCTAACAATAGTGTCATCAAAGTCGATAGCTATGTATTTACACTTCGATAAGTCTTTCATCTAATTCTCCTCTCAAATAAAAAAGATATACTCCTCTTTGTTACAAGAAGAAGTATACCTTACGAGTATCATTAAGTCAACACTATCTTACAAATTAATTGTAAGATTTTTTAATTTCTTTGATTTTACCAATTTGTACTCCAGTAAAACTAATACCTGTAGATGTCTCTACATAAGGTAAAGATGTCACAGATTTGTTAACTAGATACTCTCTGGCTGTTGGGTCTTCATCAATGTTTCGTTCTTCAAAGAGAATTTTCTCCCCTTCAAGCATACGTTTCACGAATGTACACTGACCACAACCATTTTTTGAGTAGACTGTTACTTTAGGCATGAGGAGCCTCCTTTTTAAACCATTTAGAGTTTGTAAATGCTAATACATCATTTGCTAGATATAACATGTAAGTTAGCATTAGTACATAAACTGCATGTCCATGTAAAGCTGTTTGAATCCATAGAGCTACTGACATTAGTCCTTGGAAAGTCCAGAAGTAATATTGTGCTCTAAAGCCTTTCACACACAGTACAGCTCCAACTAAACCAATCATTGCGCTTGTTGCATCTAAGAAAGCCTGTGGTGAATGTAAAACAACCGTATCTAATAAGTATAAAGCAACCCAGAAAACAACAATAAGACCTAATGTTTTAAGCATGTGTACAGGTTGCATTTTACGAGGTTTCAAACCCTCATTCCATTGTTTAGAGAAGATGATAGGAATATCTAACAAAACAATATAAGCAGTTTGCATAATAATATCACTGTAGTTACCTGTTACAGTTGCTACACCGATTAATAAAATAGCAGAAATAAATCCTAAAATACCATTAATTGATTTACCCATTGTAATTGTTACAGTACATGTAAATCCAATAATTCCTGCAATTGTAGCAGTAAACCCGGTCATTGTTAACCCTTGACCTTGTAGCATAGGTAGAATAATACCGGTAAATACTTGAACTGCCATTCCGACAAACCATAATACACGAGCTGATTTGTTCCAACCAGTTAAACCATCTTTATAATATTCGTAAGTGAATAATTTTTCAATATTTTCTTTGTTATCTTTCCAAAACTTTTTTAACTTGTCCATTTGTTATTTTTCCTCCATTAAATAGCTTTCTCTAGTGTGTATAAGTCTTGATTGTCAGTAAACTTGCTTAATTCATGGAAAGGTAGTTTACCCTCTAATCTATTGTATAGCTTCAATGCAACTTGTGTAGCGTGGTCTTTACACCAAGGTAAGCCATTTAACTCGCATAAACATTTAACTGTATCTACAGTAGACAGCGCCCCAACTTCGCATAGCTTACTTAAAATAATTGTTAACAGGTAAACACGGTCTCCTTTATCATTCACAAAGTCTTTATCTGTTACATCTAAAACAATTTTAGGGAATCCCATATCTTTTTGTAACCAATTTTGATAGTTCTCATGATGCCGTTTAAAGTATTCGTATAATTCAGTACCCTCTTCTACTTTCTCAAACTCACGGGCACGTGCATTGATTCGTCTGATTTCTTCTTCAAAAGAACAATTTAATACAATCATTAAATCGGGAGTCTTTTTAGGTAATGGTTCTAATTCTTTTAACATACGATTAAGCAATCGGTGATAAACTCCCTGTTCCATTTCTGTGACATGACCCTCTTGTACTAGTTGGTCTAAGAAGATACTGTCTTCAAAAATAGAACGGTCTAAAATACCGTTATCTACACTCATAGCTTCTTGAATCATTTCGAAGCGTTTAGACAACATATCTATTTGGAAAAGTAGTCCATACTTTGCTTTATCTTGGTAGAACAATTCAAGCATTGGATTTTCCTCTACCGGTTCATAAACTGCTTTTGTATTTAAAAGATTTGCTAATATTTCTGTCATTGATGATTTACCTACACCAATAACTCCGGCTAATGTAATTATCATAACCATCTCCTCTAACTTTTTCTTATTTTTGACAATATTAAGAGCCTGACTGGCAGGCTCTAATAAACCCTACATATGTTTTGCTCTGTGGTCGATTTCTACTTTTCTTCCGTGTGGCATAGGTCTAGCTTGTGGATTTCCGAGATAGCCACATGTTCGTTTAACGACATCGCATGTTGCGGGGTCATTATTCCCACATTGTGGACATTCGTAGCCATCTGATGTGGGGTTAAACTCTCCATCAAAACCACATTCATGGCATTTATCAATTGGGGTGTTTGTTCCAAGATAACCAACTTTATCGTAGCTGTAGTCCCAAACAGCCTCTAACGCCTTAAGATTGTGAACTAGTTTAGGGTATTCTACATAATGGATAAAACCACCGGAAGCATATTTTGGAAACTCTTTTTCAAAGTCAATCTTTTCAAAAGGTGTTGGAGCTTTGCGAACATCATAGTGGAAGCTATTTGTATAGTATTCTTTATCTGTGATATTCTCAATAACTCCGTATTTTTCTGTATCCATGCGACAGAATCTATCAGTTAAACTTTCACTTGGTGTTGAATAGATAGAGAACCAGATTCCCGTCTCTTTTGTCCATTCATCCTTTTTATCATAAAGCTTACGTAAAACATCTAAAGCAAACTCTTTTGCCTCTTCATGATGTGGGTCTGTTTTATCTTGCCAGTCACCACCGTAGAACATGCTAGCAACCTCGTACAGCCCAATATAGCCCATAGAAACCGTTGCACGGTTATTTATGAACAATTGTTTTACATCGTCATCATCGGTTAAATTAGCTCCAAAAGCACCATGTTTGTACAAGATAGGAGCATTCTTTGGTTGGGCTTCGTAAGTACGTTCAATTCGATAAACCAAAGCATCATGTAATACCTTAGCTCGTTCTTCAAAAATTTCCCAGAAAGCTTCTTTATCCCCTTCTGATTCAATAGCAATACGTGGTAAGTTAAGGGTTACTACTCCTAAATTCATACGACCAGAGTTTACTTCGTTTCCATGTTCATCTTTCCATCCTTGTAAGAATGAACGACAACCCATAGGACATTTAAATGAACCTGTCAGCTCAACAATTTTGTCATAGTTCAAAATATCAGGGTACATACGTTTAGCTGAACATTCCAACGCTAACTGTTTTACTTCATAGTTTGGGTCTTCTGGTTTACGGTTAACTCCGTCTTTAATAGTGAACAATAATTTAGGGAAGATTGCTGTACGTCCTTCTGTTCCTAGACCTTGGATACGTACTTTAAAAATAGCTTTTTGGATTTCTCTTTCCCAACGTCCAGTACCTAAACCAAAACCAATAGACGTGAAAGGAGTCTGACCATTCGATGTAAATAACGTATTGATTTCATACTCTAGGCTTTGCATTGCATCGTAAATATCTTTGTTTGTTTTCTCGATTGCATATGTTTCTGGCTCAGGAATACGGTAACGTTTAGCATCTGTCATATGTTTTTGATAATTCATTTCGGCATAAGGCGCTAGTACTTCATCAATGCGGTCAAATGAACAACCCCCATACTGACTGGAAGCCACATTCGCAATAATTTGTGCTGTTTGTGCTGTAGCTGTTTGAATGGAATGAGGTGAACCTATTTCTGCGTTACCCATTTTAAACCCATTCTTCAACATATATTCAAAGTCAATCAAACAACAATTTCCTGTAGGTATACCTCCTGCTAGGGTGAACGCTTTTTCCTCTTCTACCTCTAGGCACCACACATAGTCCTCATACACATTCTCTGTAATGTCTACTACTTTCCATGTAAAATGGTTACCATGAGATAATCTTAAAGTTGTGGTCTCCATCCGTGTACCAAAATTAGTTGTTTGACCTGTTAAATCAGATTCTCCCACTATGTGATATTTAGCTATAGCAGATAGTTTTTTAAAATGTGCTATATCACTAGATTTTCCTATAGTGATAACACTTTTATAGTCTGTATTACCGTTTCTAAAGGAACCATCAGCTTCTAACCAACCATTAATAAACGCCTCTTTACGAAGTTGACTAGCTGTATCGTCTACTACTGATTTTTCCATTTTAGAATTTACTAACAAAATATCACCGTTTAAGTACTCTGCGGTACTAGCTACCTTAAAACCTGCACGCTCAAATACAGGTGCATACTTACTTTTTTCTCCACATAAGCGTATTCGACTTCCATTTTTTGAATACAGGGAACCATCACCATATATGAAACCTTGCACCCATCCTAAAATATATTCTTCACTAGCACTTAATAGTTCTTTTAGGTTTAATCTAACTGGTTCAGCTACAGCCCTTAATAAATCACCTACTGCGAGCGTTGTTGTTTCAGTACCATCCTTAAGAATCCACCGGTGATTTCCTGTTACATAAACTTTCTTTAATGCAGAGGAACCTTTTCTTAACACGACAGAGTTCAACTGTTGCTTACCATAGCATCTAACCACTGCATTTCTCCAATGACCATCAGGAGTCAGCACTACTGTTGAATCTCCGTCCTTATAGTCCATAAAGCTCTCTATACCTTTATAAGTTACAAACTCAGTATCTCTAGCGAAACAATTAGTCATTGGACGGTAAGGTTGGTAGTCTAAATCGTGATAATGAATATCTCCACGTAAATGTGCGTTAGCTACATGAGGAGGGAGCATTTTAAGACCCTCAACTTTGTTAACTGTACCTGCTGTAAGGTCTCGTTCTGTTGCAAAGGTATTTGAGTCCTTATTTGCATTCTCGTTGACAATAGTTTTGTCCTTTTCTTGTAGCTTACGTAGCCTTACATTAATGTCTGTATCACCTGCACGTTCAGCATCACGTAAAGAACGAAACTCAATATAGTTTCTAGCTACGTTTTTAGCAAAAGACTTCATTAATTCCTGCTCTACAATACTTTGAAGTTTTGCAATATCGACACGTCCTGTATCGCTGTAATGCTTCACTACAAAGCGTTTAACACGTTCAGCTATAATCTCCCCTAAATCTGTTTTAGCGCCCGTAGCATCCTTCTCAGCTCGTCCTACGGCACGTACAATCCTTCCTTCATTAAACTTGACAGTTCTTCCGTCTCGTTTAACTACAAAAATCTGTTTTGTCTTAACATCTACATCTTGTGTTGCTTGCACTTAAACTCCGCCTTTCTTACAATATCTAGTATATTTAGTATAGCATAACAATACTTACATTACAAGATGTAATTGTTAACAAAAAATAAAAGACTACAAACTAAGTTGTAGTCTTTTTCAACAAATATTACAAATTGATTAATTTTTTCTCAGATTAGCTCCCCTAAGAAGTCCTCTCCGTTATCTGGTTTCTTGTGTTTGTACTCATCTGTCTTAAACATTAAGTACTTGTTACCAGTCTCAACTTGTAGTCTTTCAAAAGCTCTACGGTACTCTTCGGCACTAGATGTCGCATCAAGTAAGAACTTTGCATTCAGTACAGCTAGAAGCCCTAGTAGTTCTTCTCGACTACCTGACATTTGCACCTTGACTGTACCATCCTCAGTTGTATAAGCTCCGATTTTATTCTTAATTGCCACAGTTACACCTCTTAGTCTTTTAATTTAATTTTAGGCATAGATTCAAGAAGTTTATTATTGAACTTTCCAGAAATAACAGCTTCCCCAAGTTCATTCGTTACCACGGAAATCCAGTAAGGAGACTTCGGTTTCAAACGATTATTGTTAACATCTAAAAATGCTCGGAACAATCGAGGGAAGGAGGTCACCCCTACTAGTTTACTAGCAAGGTCATGTGCAATAACTTTCTTAGTGAAACGCTCTGCATTAAATGAGTCTAGCGTATATAACAAGAAATAAACTCCCTGCAACTGTGTGTTTGACCTAAAATCTGTTGAATCAATAAACTTTTGATAGGACTGAGCAAACTTGACATATTCTTTATAGTTACGAAAACGGAACGCACCATCACGTACAACATCTGTTTTTCTTCCTGCTGTACTACTATAACCTAACGCAGTAGCAATAGTAGAGGACACCCGTAATGCCGGATACGTGGACATCAAGTTCAATAGCTGTTTATAACTTTGGTATCCTGATTCAGCATACTTATGGATGTAGTCTTCGACCTTCCATGATTTACTTGTACTGTTTAATTCTCCAACATCAATGTCACTGTCATCGAACGTATAAGTAATGGGTAACCCAAGTTCACGAGCTACAGCTAAACGGTGTTGTCCGTCAATAACTTCCATCTTTCGATTTACTTTAATCTCGGTAAGAACCCCACGTTTCGCAATTGAGTCCCGTAAAGCCTTAGAAATTTTAACTGGTCTGTTTCCTTTTAGTCGTTTGAATTTGGACAGGTCTGCTGTTTCATAGACCTGTTTTACTGCTTTATCTTGCTTCTTTTCTTTAGACACCTGTCATCTCTCCCTTAATTAGTTTTTGTATTGAATGCTTTGACTTACCTCAGTAATCTTCTTAACCTTTTTAAATACATTAGGATAGCATTTTTCTAAGGTATTTCGGTCTACACCAATGCGTTCATAGGCGCTAATAAGCTTGAATGTTCCATATTGAGATTCAACTTTTGTTTTCCTAAGTTGAATCATTTGTTCAAGAATTTCTTTTCTAAGTTCATCTCTTTGCTCGTTTAAAGAATCAAGCAATTCCTGAACACGTTTGTATTCCTTAAAGTTGCGCTCTAATTCTTTTTCTTTTACTTCTGTAGTTGTTAGTCTCATGACCATCTCTCCCTTTCTTTACTATACTCAAAGTATATCATTACATATTATAAAAGTCAACACCTATCTTACAAAAAATTGCCAAAAAATATTTGGCAATCAGTTTTTGTCATCAGGTTCTAATAGCTTGTCCGCAGGCATATCAAAAATCCGAGCTAATTTAGCTTGATTATTTGCTCTGGGTTTTTTGATTCCATGCTCCCAATAGGATACAGTTGACCAGTGTACACCTAGTTTTTTAGCTACAGAACGCAAGGATTCATGCTTTTCTTCACGAACACGTTTCAGCACCAAAGGTTTTGGCTTGCTTTCCACGATTCTCCCCTCCATTCTATATGTAACTACAGCCCTAGGAAATTCTAGGGCAAATAGATTATTTAAGTGCTTCTTTTACAAAGTCGTATTCTGGTTTATTTAACACAGACAACATCATTTCTTCTGGGGAAGTAACTTCTCCACCTAGTACTTGCGATAAAATATTTGTGGAGAATCCAGAAACTAACGCAACATTATCTTCATTAAACCGTACTGGTACATTATCATGACGAGATTGTACATTCCAGAAAATAATAGCAGGTAACTCGTAGCCATGATTTGCAAACTCCTGTTTTGCTTGCTCAAAGTTTGTTCTTTGTCCTCGTTCACAAGCAGTATTAAATTCCATCAGTTATACCCTCGGTTTCCCGATATTTATTAGGGGCTTAGACTATACCATCACCTAAACGGTGGCTATATTATAGTCGTTGAACGTTACCTATGACTAACTTCTGATACCTATTATATTTACGGTCAAGATATTTGGAGTTTAATGTAGTCATAAGTCTTCGATGCGGATTTCCCATTGCCGTAACCCTTAGCACCTGTAACAAGGCTTTTATTTCAGCTTAGGTCATCTAACTAATTTTTTCTGCTTTCGCAACATTCACGCTTGCCATTTCTAGCTACGTTGTAGTTTAGTTAGCTTTAGGGTTTTCCCGCAATTTAATAGCTTTTCGACACTATCTTTCGATAGTGAAGGGACTCAACATAATGTTAATCCGAAATAATAATAATCTTGGATGGTAGTTCTTCTTGCGGTGTGTTATGCTTAACCGCAGTATCAAGAATCAATCGGAACACTGCTTGAATATTAGTAGAATAGCCAACTCTTGCACTGTTATATGCTCTCATACGGTCATACACAGTATCCTGTGGATTCAAATATACTAAACTAGGTTCTGATGCAAATGTAATGAAATGATTAGCGAAAGTACCGTTTAATTTTTCAGCCGTGTATAATGCTAAACCTTGTGCAACATCCCAAGGGTAAACCCCGTTCGTTTGTTCCCAAGTCATTGAACTAGAAGAATCAGCAACTACAATTGCGTTATCTTCCACATCCTTAATAACATCATCTAAAGACTGCCAAGTAGCTTCTAAAGAACGATTTACACCCTGACCTGCACGTGCTTTACGGTATGCTCTTGTAATCTCGTGAGGTAATACCAAACTTGCATTAAGCTTTCCTTCACCCGACTCCACCTTTTCCATAAGCGCTTCATATTCATCTGGCATGTGTAATTGCAAAGCTTTACGGTATTTGAACAATGCTTTAGAGGATACTTGGTTCAAATCAATCTTATGGTATTCCTTGCTTGCTAACCGAACTTCAATTACATTTAAGTAATCACGTAATTTAGCAATCATTTTACGATAACGAGTTAGACCTGCTTTGCCTTCAAAACCTAAATAGTTAGCAATACGAGCACCTTGATTACGTTTCTTGCTATTTGGAGAACTTACATTAGCTAACCATTTACCTAGTAATGATACAGGCTTACCTTCTGACATATTTTTAATATCAGATGTTAGTTGGTTCCCGATGATACGTGCGCCTTCTGTATCCACAAAGTGAATACTACGTTTGTGTGCGTACTCCATAGTTTCAAATAAGTCTGTCCAACGACCAACATATGCCATGTACTCCATTAAAGTAACGATTACTTGCTTGTTTTGGTTACGACCATCCACTAAGTATTTGATTGCTTCTAGGTAAGCGGAACGTTCACCCAATCCACCTAAACGGATATTACGTAAGTGTACCAAATTGCGTAATGCTAACTCTGGGTTTTCAGCATAAGCTTTAGAAAACATGTTTCGTACATCTTCTAAACGACCACGCATAGCCCCTGCTTGTGCAAAGAAGTCTAAGTTAGCGTTTAAAGTTGATGTATAAGTTTTAGCTCCATTTTCTGTAGAGCTAACAGTTGTTTCTTCTTTTAGGTTGTCTAAAAATGACATCTGACATCTCTCCTTTGTATGATAGTGTTTTATCTAACACCACTATAACATGTAATATTATGTAAGTCAACACTTTTTGTAAATAAAAAACTCATCCGATTAAGAATGAGTTTGTATGTAATATCAAGAACCACAGGCTTAATTAAATTTAAAAGGTTTAATTTATTAGTAGTTGATTGCTGTAGGGTTCTTTATGCTCTGGCAACCTAGTAGGTTAGAGCTATGGCAAATTGCCAAAACCTTTTTAATATGTAACAAGAATCTATTTTATACGTTGCTCTACCAACTGAGCTACAGGAGGAATCATCCTCCCGACAGGACTCGAACCTGCGACCCACGGCTCCATAGGCAATAAAAATTGCTGTTAGATTCTTTATGTTCCGGCACCCATTAAGGATGGAACTATAGCTATGCTAAAACCGTTTTATTTATGTAACAAGAACGCATTAACTTTAAGCTTTACCAATTAAGCTATACCACCAATGGTGGCAGTTGGATTCGAACCAACAACTCACATTTTTCAGATGTATTAGTTTTAAAAATTTGCTGTGGCGTTCTTTATGTTCCGGCTACCTGTTAGGTTGGAACTATGACATATGTCAAAACCTTTTTATCTTGTCTTTATAATAGCATAAGCTATTTAAACTGTCAAGTATTAATGTAAATATATTGAAACTTATTTAAAAGCTCCAATATATTTAACAGTACCTTTGCATTTACGTGCAAAAGCTTCTAGCTCTTTACGAGCACCTAAACGGTCTGGTTGAGAAGACTGTACTGTAACTTCTTTTGGTACGGTAATTTCACGAGTTTTCTTAACTGTCTTTCCGTTTTTTAACTTTTGTTCGTACTCTTCTGTACGAGTAGAAGTTGTTGAAATAATTCCATAAAATTTAGACATATTATGTGACCTCCGGTCATTTTATTTTAATGGGGAGTGATGGAATTGCACCACCCGAGCTTTCGCAACTGATTTACAGTCAGCCCCGCTACTACTTACGGTATAACTCCCCGTATAAGTATGTATATATTAATACAATGTACAAGAACTTTTAGTGAGGTAGCTCTCATAGTGTATTAATGGGGTACATTGTATAACTTTAACATCTACCGTTAACTTATACATATATTATAACACAAACTTACATGCTATCAACAACTATTTGTAAGTTTTTTTAATTTATCCATATTAGTCTCCATAACCAAGGCTTGCCATAATATTTTCTAGCAATAGAATACAATGTGTCACCTTTTTTAACTGTGTATCTCATAATAATTACCCTCCTAAGTTATAAATATGGCTATATATAGGATACTCCTGTAAACAATTCAATTGCTTCAATTTCAGTATGGAAGTTTTCCCATTCTAAACATTCATAGAAATCTTGTAAGATATGCTTGTCTTTCCTGTAAACAGTCTCACCTTTATGGGCTTTCTCACAAATTTCTCTAACAGCATCCACATTATACTTACCACCAGTTTTATACTGCTCTAAACCAGAATCTAATAAAACTCGTTGTACTTCTTCACTTTTATCCCCTGCTTTCCAAGAGTCAAAAGCTTTATCATACAATGTATCTTCCATGTGTTCACCTTCTACTTCCATGATTGATTGAATAAATCTTTGCCACTTAGAAGGCTCTTTGTGTTTACCTTTACGAAAACTCATGGTTAGCCTCCATTATCTTTAATGAACCGAGGAGGAGGGACTCGAACCCCCAAACGCTTTTACACGTCTATGACTTTTCAAGAGTCAATTTTTTTCCAGTTATGATACTCCTCGAAAAAGAAATTGATTGACTAGTACTGTTAGTTGACTAGCCAACCGGAACTACTTAAACCGAACTCTTTAAACAGCTTTAGTAGTTATTATTTAGGTTTTTAGATAAACAACTTACCAAAACCAAACTAGATTTAATGCTAGTCGTTTACTAATAATAGGTGATTTTCTATGTCTAACCGATTTAAACTTGCGTACATTCCCCTTATATGGTGTAAAGTCAATCTTACAGGGTTCAACATAATTAAATTTACGGTTAGCTCGTTTAATTACTGCTTGCTTTTGTTTAGAAGCTTTAATTTCTTTTTCAAATGCTTCTTTTTCAATGTTGTTAGCTATAGTTGCTAAATGTTCAGTCATAAAGCTCATATCCATCTCTCCTTACATGTTCTATGGAAGGCATGGGATTCGAACCCACACATGCTGTTACACATCTACTTGGTTTCCAACCAAACCTCTTTACCGTTTGAGTAACCTTCCGTCTTGGGAGCAGGCGGGTTTGTGTCAAGTACACAATACCTAATCTTCTGTGCATGTTGTTCCCTAGGCTTTATGCACACCCTACTATCTGCATACTAACAGACCTGCCAATTTTCTAACACTTTTTCTAATGCTTCATATGGACACATTACTGTCTTACCGTGAACACCATGTATTCTCAAAATAATATAGTGTTCATTTATCTCAGAGGTAACAAAGTATATCTTGTCCTTCACTAAACCTAAACTTCCGTTTAAACCAATGAATTTTAAATACATCATGTTACCCCCTAACTATGTATAACCCATGAAGCATCATGGGGGGACTGTAGTATGCCCAACCTGCGGGGATGCTCCGCTCTGAATCCGTAGAAATCAGCCACAATTCGATATTTATTTAGTGAAAAAATTAGTTACGTTCGACTGCTTGACAAAGGCAGTCTATGTCACTGGCAAGGATTTGCACCTTGCATGATTAGATTTATCCGATAGGTAAAAGCCCTACATACGAACTTATACGTTGTTCCAATGTCTAATCTCACGTACGAGCGTCTACCTATTCCGCCACAGTGACTATGGAGTAGACGGGAATTGAATCTGTAATCTTCGCCATGACAGGGCGATGTGATAACCACTACACTAAGGAACCAATAAAATAAAGTTGTCTTTGTGTAACTTCTACCTTACGTACTTAAACGAACACGGGTGACATTTAACGGAACTTACCTATTCTTAGATTAGGAGATTGTTAGTCTTTTACCCTAATCATTCAATCCACTATCGTAATGATATGATTGACCTCGCACTTTATTTTATATGTGTAATACCCCCACCCAGACTTGAACTGGGAAGTCCACAGCATGTATCAATTCCGCCATACCTGCATAATCACTTTTTAAACTAGATTATTTATGATTTCCCACTTCTGAAAAAATACCACTTTATATATCAACATTTTTCTTATGAATGGGTTAAGATATGTTTTAACGAAAAAGAGGCTAAAAGAGTATTTCCTCAAAATTTTCGGTCAAGTTAATCTAGTAAGGAAAAGTGTAACCTTATGTGACTGCTCAGAATCGAACTGAGATTCGTGTTTCCACAGAACACTGCCTTACCATTAGGCTACAGTCACTATCATGTGTTCCTTACAAGAATTACTATACAGCATCTTGTAAAGAAAGTCAACACTTAAATGTAATTTTATCTAAAAAAGTTTTGACGAATCTAATTGAGAGAAACTTTCGGGTAGAGAACCTAGCTCTTCCATGTACTCTTGGTCAATCTCGTAAACAGTTAACTCCGTTACTTCATTTTCAATAGTAAGTTTCATTGCTTCTGCTGTTTGTATACTGTGTCCTTCTATTTGAAGTTTATCATCAAGATAAATACCTTCCCAGTCTTCTGCAACTACATAGTCTGCTTTCAAGATATTACCTACTTTCTTCTCAATTTCTGATAAAAATTATTATTCTTGTAATCATCCTCGTGGGCATAGAATTTTTTCATGTCATATGTCCAACAAGTTTCTTCTACTCGTTTATGATGTGTCAATGTTACTTCGTCATCAAAACGACCTTGATTTAATTTATGCCTATAATTTCTGTTAACCATTCTTTTTATATCTCGAACAGTTGAATCTTTCATACAAACATATCGGTAATAGGGTTTTCTGTAACTTCTACTCATTGTAAGTCCTCCTTAATAGATACTTACAATTTAGACAATACTTTCTTCACAGGAACCACTCCTTATTATTATGTATCCTATCTTTTAAAATAATCGTTTTAAAGTTTTACCTTGGTCATTCAACAGCCATGCTTGACCAATCGTATAACCATTATACTCATCTAAATAATTATATAAAACAAACCTACCGCCCATATCTCTTTCAAGTGTCAAAACAACATCATCGGCTAAATATAATTGAACCCCTCTTTCTGTACTAAGAGTTCTCTTAATCCCCTCTATAAAATCAGACTTAAGGTCTGTAATTTCGCCTTCTGGTACATCTTTTGTTTTGTCAATTTGTAATATCATATCTATCTATCTCCTGTCTAAATAAAAAGCTACCTCCCGAAAAACGTTTCTCCACCAAAGTGTAAGACGTAAACTAACGACAGGTCATAGTTTTCCAATTAAGGCAAATACCAGTGAGAGGATTTGAACCTCTGACACCCGCCTTATCAAGACGATGCTCTAACCAACTGAGCTACACTGGTGTGACCCATGTGTCAGGACTTTCACCTGTTCTCGGGGTGCCCCGCCTCTCTACTAATCTCCTCATTCGGTGCCCCTACTAGAGTGACTAGAGATAGTTAGCAATAAAAATTATATATCATGAATCAAATTTTTACTGCATCCTATATACACGATACCGTCTACAGGATTTGAACCTGTGACATCCACCTTGTAAGGGTGGCGTTCTCCCACTGAACTAAGACGGTGAAATATGGAACCCTACCAGAGGATTTCTTTCGGTATTACAATCACCTCGGCATGAACAAAGCCAGATATTGAGGTCTGAACTTCTCACGCCCCGGGAGTCGAACCCAGTATAGACAAACCATATTTTATACGGAAGACTGGATTCGAACCAGAGATATTGGAAGGTTTATTCATGAATTATTAACTTCCCCGTGTCTTCCACGGTGCGTATGCCTCACGCCACTCCCGTATGTTAACCGACAGCAGAGGAATCGAACCTCTATCACTAGATTCGTAGTCTAGTATCCTATCCAATTGAACGAACTGTCGCTCTAGGCTAGCAATTACGCAGACTGACTATGGGCACCTTCGTCCCGTCTCCTGCAAGTGCCCTCCTACAGGTTGTCCGTGGCACCGCAATGTACTAACCGATGTCCTCACAGGGATTTGAACCCCGAACCCCCGATTAAAAGTCGGGCGCTCTAGCCGATTGAGCTATGAAGACAGTTGTGTTTTTCAAGATAACCCTCTCGAAAAACCGTTACTAATAGAAAAACTAAGGGTCTCGACTGACAGATTTGAACTGCCTGCTCCTCCTAAGAGGCGTGTTACCAAAGCCATACACCAACTCTTCGAGAATATCTCCTACAGGATTCGAACCTGTGACCCCCCGATTAAAAGTCGGGCGCTACCACCAACTGAGCTAAGGAGATAAGATTACCAATAGCTAGTTAAGCCTTACGGAATCGAACCGCCATGAGGTTATGAAGCTCACATAGACCACTAGACACAAAACTAGCTTATTGATAAAATTCTATATAGATAATTGTATGCAATGTTCGCACTAACTAACCAGATAACCAGTCAATCATTCAAAACATTAATTTGTGAGTTTCCGCTCACAATGCTGATACTAGGACTCGAACCTAGAAGTATACACATTACAAGTGTGTCCCGTTACCAATTACGGAATATCAGCTTGTTTAAAATTTCTATTTTGTCTTCCATTACCTTTGTTAGCTCCTTTATAAGTAGCCGTTAACGAGTGGCAATTAGGGCAAAGTAAATCTAAGTTTTCCTCTTTATTATTTAAGTAGTTACCATCTTTGTGTTCTAACTCTAACGGAACTTTATTTGTATACGGGTTAACTTCACACCACCCGCACTTAGTACACTTATTACCAAATTTTTCAATAATGTACCGATGAATATACTTAGAAGTTTGGTAACCACCCCTAAGACCATCTTCAAGCCCATTTTTCCATCTTTCAATATATAACGCATATCTATGATTATGAGCGCAAGTATGGTTACAGTAAACATTATCCGTATACGTCTTTGTAGGTAAGCTAGCTCCACAAAATAAACAAAATCGTTTCTCTGCTTTTAACTTATTATTAAAAGTAACAGAACATGTTCTTGAACAAAATTTCGGATTGTTAGTTTCATTACCACAATTTAAACAAAGTTTCACACCTTTTACCCCTAACACAAGAAACTTTAAGATTGGCATAAGCCAAATGGAGAGGGATGGAATTGAACCACCGACCCCTAGTTTTTCAGGCTAGTGCTCTAACCTACTGAGCTACCTCTCCGTGTCAATTTGGACTTATCCCCCACGTGGTTACTAAGATAAGTCCTATGCCTTTGAAGTGTGGATACCCAAAAATGAGTACAGGTACTAAAAATCTGATGACAAGTCAGATTTATGTCATAAGCAGAAGGTGAGATTCGAACTCACGTTCAGGGGTTTGCAATCCCTAGCCTTAACCCACTTGGCTACTCCCGCATTAGCATCCCTCTAGGTTTTTATCTGCATCGGGACTCACATAAACTGATAAGTGAAAACAGGGCACTAGTCTGCTTTACACCTGCGCTATCAGAACCTAGACTCGGCAACACTGCCTTAGATGACTTTACTCTTGTAAACACGTCACATTCTTCAACAATTACCAGTAGAGTGCTACATACCAGTAATTCGTTCCTGTGAAGGATAGTACACTATAACTATCACCGCTGTCCAAGAATACACGCTGTGAAGGATTCGAACCCCCGTCTTCCGGGTTGGAGCCGGAAATGATAGCCACTACACCAACAGCGCAAGATTCGGAGGGGAGGGACTAGCAACCCTCCGAAAAATGTAAGATAATGAGAGATTAAAACATACCACTATTAAAAGTGGAATAGGTAATTAAGGATTCGAACCTTACAAGCCCTTACTGCTTACCTTGTAAACTTATAGTATCATGTGTTGTACAGAAAGTCAACACTTTCTATAAAAATAATAAGGAGAAAATTCTCTCCTTTATGTAAAATAAAAATACCACTCTTAGAATGATTTAATCTGTAAAAAACACACCTCATAAACGAGATGTAGTTATAGCTCTATCAAGCAACCTACACCGATTACGTCGATTACTATCGACATCGCCTTGCTCTTGTACTTTGAGCGCCCATTTCCAACCCTCGGTTGCTACTGTTTCTCTCCTAACCTACACCTGAGAGGTGGCACACGTCTGTGCTAGTATTTTATGCCTATTAACTGATTCGCAGACACACTGCTTAATTCAGCCAACCAATCGGCATCCGATAAGATTGATTGTTTCCGTAGGTTCTTTAAGTCACTGGAGTGGTACTGCCCCACTCACGCCTATTAAAGTGTTAACTTAATAGATAAAAACTACTCATAACAGGTTTACTACCATAGCATTTTCTACTTCCGCCACAGTGACATGTTTAAAAACTCAAAACTTAATAGATTAAGGGCTTTTCTTCCTGCTTCATATACACTCACTGCATTCGGTCACATACTCAGAGAGGCTGAACCATCGGGAGCTACCCGATAGCTTCTCTCTGCCTTTAATGTATGGTCTAGCACGGTGGCTAACAACGTTCACCTAAACATTCAGCTATTAAAAGTATTAATTAACATATATCCTTATGTCTTCTGTAATATTTTCATCCAACGCTGACTTAAGCTACTTGTACCAAGGTCTCTTGTTAAACCTGTATTTCTACAGTTCTCGTCAAAGGGAGTCTTTTGAGTTTTCCAAGGTCTGCCAAGCTTCTCACACTTCCACCTAACTTGGATTCTTTTCCACAGGAACGTCTATTGTATCCCCCAAGAGTCTTGTACCTTACAATCCATGTATACTCCACATAACGCTTAACTGATATTAGCTTTTACTAATAGTTACTCCTATGTCACCATAAGACCTACCTGCAACCCAAAGCACTATCGCACCTTCGGTTACATCCAGATTCACGCCACGTTATCCTAGCAAGCTGTTCAAACTTTCTGCACTAGGTTCAAAATCTATTAAGTTTTCAATTTTTAACCACTAACTTGTGGTGTAATACTAATATAGCATAACATTACAAAGTTGTAAACACCTTTTTGTAAGTTTTTTTGATTTTTTTTTGATGGAAGGTAAGGGGGTCGAACCCTTACACCGGATTTCTCCGACCTAACTGATTAGCAATCAGCCCTCTTAACCATTTGAGTAACCTTCCAAAAGCAAAAAGGGAACCCCTGTAATTAAACAGGGGTAAGAGAGATGTCTCTAAAAGCCTACAACCATTATAACATAGAAACATAGTTTGTACAGCCGTAACTGTACAACTGTCAGGACAGGGTTCGAACCTGTATCGTAACTTCCAAAGAGTTATGTCCTACCTGTTAGACGACCTGACAAAAGGTGGAACCTCCCTAAATTTGGGGAAGAGGGAGGTTATCATGCTATTAACAAACACGAATTTGATAACCAAGTAATCTTGACTAGCAACTCACCTAGCAGGACTTGAACCTACAAGAACTGGTTAACAGCCAGTCATGATACCGTTTCATCATAGGTGAATTTTAGTTCTATCAACATTATAACACAAAAGCTGATAGAACTAGCAACTTTTTTACAAACTTAACAACTTTTTTCTTAACTACTGATTCAGCAACTTACTCAATAGTTAAAGACTTAAAGAAAGAGGAAGTAATTGAGGTATGTCAATCACTAACTAAAGTATACAACATTTTTACCATCCTGACAACAGCTAAATGCAAAAAAGTTCAAAAAAGATTATAAATAGTTAAATTATCAGAATATTCAAATTAATGTCCTATTTTAAATTTTTGATC